TGAGGCATCTACCGGTGAGTCTGCCACCATCATTGGCACCCGTAAGGCTCTGCGCAAGATCCCTGATATTGACGGCTCTGACTCCCGCAAGGAAAGCATCTATTCTATGGGCTATGCTGGCAAGCTGGCCGGTGTTCCCCTGATCGCTATGAAGCAGCGCCATGAGATCGGCGGCACCAAGTTTATCCTGCCTGACGACACGCTGTACGTTGTTGCTGGCGGCACGAAGCCCATCAAGCGCGTCACCGAGGGTTCTGTCACCATGCTGCAGGGCGACCTGATGGGTAACCAGGATATGAGCCAGGAATTCCTGATGCTGAAGCGTACCGGCATCGGCGTTATCATGGATCGCGACTATGGCGCTTATAAATTCTCTAACGTCTGATATTGACAACTTACTATAATGCCCCGGTTGGGTGACTGACCGGGCTTTTTTATTTGATTATGTTTGGAGGGTACTATTTTGGCAGTTAAGAAAATTACCAGCAATACGATTGTTGAATGCAAAAACGGTGTACATGGTCCGCTGATCTATATCTCCAGCCGCACTGCCGGTTATACGGTGGAGTGGGAGGATTTTGGTGACATTCAGGAGATCGAATATGGCGAACTGGTTGCCATGCGTGGCTCTCAGCCGCGTTTTTTCCGGGATAACTGGATCCTGATCGAAGATGCTGAGGTGCTGAAGCAGCTTGGTGTGAGCCAGTATTACCGCAATGCGCTGACAACGGAGAATTTTGATGAGGTGTTCCATTGGAGCGCTGACAAGATTCGCAGCGACGTGCCGAAGATGAGCGAGGGCATGCACGATTCTATCCGTATGCGTGCCAAAGAGCTTATGAAGGCGGACGGGCTGGACAGCCGCAGCGTGATCAAGGCGCTGAACGAAGTCCTGCATTGCGACCTGGAGGAAGAGCTGCAGCTGGATACCAAGAAGCCTGTGAAGAAAGCATCTGTTGTAGTCGAAACGATCAAGTAACGGAGGTGTGACCTATGGGCACCAAATACGAGGAAGTTTTTGAGCGTTATCGTGCCCGGGTTCGCAACTACGAATTCTTGGACTTTGACGCAATTACCCGTTTGGAATACCAGAAGGATTTGCTGACGCTGGCGATTGGCGACTTTGAGGAGATCTGCAAGCAGGATTTGACGGACAGGGAAGACGATATTCTGGCCTTTAATGTCACGCTTACAAACCGTGAAAAGGACATTTTGGCGCTGGGAATGGTACTTCATTTCGTTGAGCCGTTTGTATACAACACGGACGCTTTGCAGAACGCCTTAAATACAAAGGACTTCAGCCTGTACAGCCCGGCAAACCTGCTGGAGAAAATGACAGACCTGATGACGACCACGGAACACCGCCTGCGCGGCGAGATCAATCTGTATTCTTTTAGAAACGGTGAGATTGCCGGACTGACACAGTGAGGTGGTGCGCATGAACTATGACATGTATGCCGCCATGCTTGGCAGACCCGGCACAAGCCGTCGTGACCGTATTATTCAAAAATCAAAACATGACACGCTCAAGATGGGGCTAGACTCCCCGGCCTATAAAGAGGTTGAGATCGATGGAGTCAAACACCACATGGAGATTATTTCCAGCACTGTGACGAACCAAAAGATTATCAGGACTATGCCCGGTGACGATTTTGAAATTGGTCACATCATGCTTTGGAGTAAGAGCCACTGGCTGATTACGGAGCGTGACGCCGATGATGAGATTACGGTGCGCGGCAAGATCGAGCTGTGTAACCGCAGCATTCAATGGCAGGACGATGAAACGGGGGAAGTCGTGACCCGTTGGGCCGTTGTTGATAAGCCTTATTTTTCTAACC